GATCATCCTGATCGGCGCAGCGCTGAGTCATGTGCGGCCAGAACCGCCTACCTCCGCCGGCCTGCCAACCGATCCACAGCGCTTCATTCGTGAGCACTGGCGAACGATCAACGGGGTCGCAGCGTTCTGGCGCTGACCTCCCCGCCAAAAATCCCGAGTGGTGCAGTAAGCCTGAAGGCTGCGCCCCACACCCAGGCAGGCAGCGGACATCTGGGTCGATGGTGTCACCGCGCACCGGCCGAGCAATCGGTAGGCCACCCCAAGTTAGAAATCACCGCTGAAGATTCAACCCCAGGCCGTCGCCAGTAGCGGGCCTGGGAGGCTCACGTAGGGTGGTACCCGTGATGCAAACAAAAGCCCGGTTCCGATCGGGCTTTTTTACGCCTGCCTTTATCCGTCAGCACTCTCCCCTGCGCCCAACAGGAACCAGCAGACCGGCCGAGTGCTGACGAATACACGCAACCCCATCGAGGAATCGCCATGCACCAACTACTTCAACAGCGAGTCGACGGGGTTGCCGCCCTGCGTGCCCGCGCAAGCATCGCCACCGCCGCGTTCTACGCCATGATCGGCAAGGATCAGCCAGTGCAAGAGATTCGCTACCAGGTCCAAACCAAGGGCAACGCGTATCACATCGTCGAGCGCTCCACCGGCTTGACCAAAGGCTTTCGCTGGACGTGGAAAGAGGCCGTCAACTATGCCCAGGTGCTGGAAGCGCGGGCTGACGGAATCAAGCTCTCGCTGTCGGGTGAGCGTAAATGATCGGTGTGCCAATGCCCGACCCGCGGGACTCGATCATCTCGAATCTCAATCAGCAGCTGGAGCATTACTTCGGCGCCGGCAAAACGGTGCAGGAGATCGCCGCGGGCGTCAGTGCCAAGGCGCCGATGTTCGGCACCACGCCGCACAGCCTGAAGCTGAAGGCAGCACGAACCAAGGACGCGCCAAGGGTTCGGGAGTTGGCCGAAGCCGGTAAGACCGTGGTCGAGGTCGCCAGAGAGACCGGCATCCTCGCCAAGCGCCTTCGACTGATCGCCAGCGAAAACAACTTCAAGTTCGCCGAACCATCGTGAGGCGACTCAGCAACCAGGTGCGCCAGCGCCGACGACAGACATGGCTGGATCTACCGGCCCACGGAATTGAAGAGGTTGGCCATGGCCATGACCGCGCTGGAGCGCAAACAGGAAGAGCGGAAGCGCAACAAGATGACCGAGGAACAGCGGCTCGAAAGGCTGCTGTCCCGGCGCATCACGACTGACCTGTTTCATAACACCGACGCCGCACTGAAGCGGTCGATGCAGCGGACCGGCATAGAGGAAGAGCAGGACCTGCTCACTCGCCTAATTCACGCTGCCGACCGAATGACTGACGAACAACTTGCCGAACATATTCGTATTTCGTGACGCCCCTTCGTGACACAAAACCAACACTGTCGCATCCGGTCACGGAGGGCGGCGCCTACCTGAGGTAATCGCAATGCCCGTTCTCCACAGCGTGATTCATAAGATCGACAAGAAGCCCGACGGCAGCCCGGCTGTCCTAATCCTCGGCGGTGCCGAGCAGGTCGAAAGTCAGGCTCGGGACGATCTAATGAGCCAGCTCAACGAAAGCTACAACGCCACCGCCGGCAAGGGCTGGGGTTTCTTCCACGCTGAATCTGGCGCGCACCCACTCAGCGGCTGGCTCGCCAAGTACCTCGCTGGAGGCTCCGACTTCCTCGACTTCAGTGTCACCGCCGTCGAGCATCTGACCAGGCTGATGGAAGAGTCGAACCTAACCTTCGGCGGGCACGCCCTCTTCTGCCATTACCAGCAAGGCCTGACCCAGTATCTGGCCATCGCTCTGGTGCAAGAAACGGAAGCGGTGACCATGACCGAAGAGCTGCACCTGATGACGGTCAGGCGTTTGGACCTGGACCATATCCGCCTGGCCGCGCGCATCAACCTCAGCGAGTGGCAAAACAACCCACAGTCGCGCCAGTACATCTCGTATCTGAAAGGCAAGCAGGGCCGCAGACTCAACGAGTACTTCCGCGATTTCATTGGCGCACAGGAAGGCGTTGACGGCCCGGGCGAAACCCGCACCCTGCTCAAGGCATTCAGCGACTTCGTTGAAAGCGAAGACCTCGGCGAAGAATCAGCCCGCGAGAAGACCAACACCTTGGTCAGCTACGCGATGGCCCAAGCCAAGCTCGGCGAGCCGCTTAGCCTCGATGAATTGTCCGAAGTGCTCGACGACGAGCAGCCAAAGGCGTTTGCCGACTTCATCCGCGACAAGGATTACGGCCTGTCGGCTTCACTCCCGCCGGACAAAAAGACCCTGAACAAATTCCGGCGCTTCACCGGCCGCATCGATGGCTTGTCGATCAGCTTCGAGCAGCACCTGCTCGGCTCAAAAGTCGAGTTCGATGAAGCCGGCGGGACACTGACGCTGCGCAGTCTGCCGACCCAGCTCACCGACCAACTCAAGCGCGCCGCCGCCTGACACTCGCCGCAACGCCGCGCTCCGGACGGAGGGCGGCGCCTGACTGGAGAAATTTATGAACCACAATTGCGCATACGTGCGCCAGCACTACAAGGTGCCAGCCGAAATCGGGCGGCGCGTGATCGCGTACGGCAAGCCCGGAATCATCCTTGCGGATCGCGGCCACTACATCGGCGTTGTGTTGGACGAAGATCCGAAGAAGCGCATCAGCAACTACCACCCGACCCATGAGATGCAGTACGGCGAAATGGCCGAGACCCTACCGCTCAAAGAATGGTTGGTACTGCCATTCAAGCATGACTGGGATGATCTCGACTGGAACCGGGAAGCCAGAGAAGATTTGGTCAGGGTCTGGGCTGCCACTCGTAGCCAGGCCAAATACAAGGCCTATGAGCGGCTTCAGGATTACTGCCACAGCATCAAGGCAATGTTGCACTTCAAAGTCCGGCGCGCCTGATCCTGCTCCATGCCGGATCAACACCAATACCCCACTTCAACGAATCACGCCAGCCGGCGAGGATCCCCTATGAATATTTACCGGCACACGTTCGCAGCCACCTGCCCAAACGATGGGGACTTGATCGTTTATCGACTCGAAATACGCAGTCTCTGCATGATCTGGGTCGAGCACATCAAGGCGGCGACGGCGCTGATCAAGGTCGGAATCCAAGAGCAGATCGCCGATCAGCTACAGGAAACGCTTGGTGGGCACCTTATCCTCACTGGTACGCACCAGGGCATCGAAATCGAATCGATAAGGCTGCCTGAATGATCGCGTACCACGGCACCCCGGTCGGCGGCACCCGGCAGGACGGAGCCCGCTTTCTTGCCGGGCGCCATGCCTTGGTGCCCTTTCCGCGCCAGGACGACATGGGCATTGTCGCCGACGTCTGCCAGTCATTCGTCTTCGACAACGGCGCGTTTTCAGCCTGGACCAAAGGCCGCAAGCTGGATGTTGACGGCTACACCCGCTGGGTTGAGCAATGGCACCGACACCCTGGCTTCGACTGGGCGCTGATTCCGGACGTGATCGACGGCGACGAGACTGCGAACGATGCGTTGCTCGATGCCTGGCCCAAGGAGTTGCGCGGCGTGCCAGTCTGGCACCTGCATGAATCGCTGGAGCGACTTCAGCGACTTGCCGCTGGCTGGCAGACCGTCGCTATAGGTAGTTCCGGCCAATGGTCGAGCCCTGGCACAAGGCCGTGGTGGAAGCGCATCGGTGCGGCGATGGATGCCATTTGTGATGATCACGGTCGGCCTGCTTGCAGGCTTCACGGTCTCCGAATGCTTAACCCTGAGATCTTTCAGTCGCTGCCCCTCACCTCAGCCGACTCAACGAACGCCACGGTGAATGGCGGGAGCATCAGCCGCTTCGGCATGTATGCCCCGCCCACTGCCGGCCAGCGCGCCAACGTCATCGCCGATCGCATCGAGTCGCACAACAGTTCGCCGATCTGGCAGCGAGAAACGCAGGCCGAAATGGCGCTCTGACCACTCAAAACCAGCCCGTACGGCTGATCACGTCGGCCAGGCGAATCAGTGCAGCAATCAGGTTCAGCCATTCGGTTATTCGTTTCATGCGGTAGCGCTCCGGTTCGATTGATACCGGAATAATCGGAACGCACAGTACCTGACCCATGGTCATGGGATCCGCGCCTGAGATAGCCCCCTTTCAACTCCACCGCCCGGGCATGACCCGGCATAGGACGCCCCATGCTCAACATCTTCTGGCGCCTGGTCGCCAAGCTGCTTGCACGCCCAGCCGTTGCCACCTGGCTGATCACCCGCGCCCAGCGCACCCCGTACCAGCACATCATGTCCGCTGACGGCGCCGAGATGTACATGGGGCGCTGGTGGTTGTTCAACTCGTACGATCGTGACACCTACAGGTCCAGGCTCTGGTGGTGCCCATGGTCATTCCGGATCCACCACATCAAGCGGCCGGACAATGACCGCGATCTTCATGACCATCCATGGAATGCCCGGACGATCATCCTGCGCGGTGGCTACACCGAGCAACGTCTCCTTGATCACGATGACCCAGCACTGGCAGGCCTGAACGTCCCCGCGTCAGCCCAAACCACCGAATACATCGACCGGCGCCCGGGCGACACAGCATCGCTGAGCTACGGCGAGTATCACCGGATCGACACCGTTGCCGATGGCGGTGCCTTCACGCTGTTCATCAGCGGCCCCTATCAAGGCACCTGGGGATTTCTGGTCAACGGCATCAAGGTTCCTTGGCGCACCTACACAGGCACGGACAATTGAAGAGGACTTTCAAGGTGAGCGAACCAAAAGTGATTTACCTCGGCCCGGCCTGCGAGTCTGACACCGGTGACGGCAGGACCTGGGCAGAGGACAACCCTTGGCCGGACTGTGAGTGCGGCCACCGCCCAGTGCAGTACGTGCTCGGCGAGACCTTCAATCGCATAAAGGCCGAGCGTGACGCCCTCCAGCTGCGCCTGAACGCAGCGGATCAGCGGATCGATGATCTGTTGGCAGAAATTGCAAAATTGCGGAAAGGCCCGTGCAAGATGATCGTCGGAGACGAGCTGCCATGACCCACAAAAGCTACCGGCTGGACCCTGGCGTAAATGCCGTCACCGACCTCGTGACCGATGAGCAGATGCAGAGCTCATTCCAGGGCACCAACTTCGGCCACGACGACTTCCGCGGCCTGTTGGCCCAAGGCTGTATCAAGGCGCTGGCTGGTTGGCACCAAGGCCACACGCTGACGACCATCCTTGAAGAGCTTCGTCTGATCAACTGGAACCGGCAGACCAGCAAGATCAAGGTCACCGCCAAAGGTCGCCATTACATTTGGCTCGCTTTCAAAGGCCGACCGGGCGTTTGATCTCGGCAGGAGTACATCTGTACTCCACCCCTCTGTAACTCCCTCCCCCTTCAAAGTCAGCCGCTATAGCGGCAAAGGAACAGTCATGCCTGAAGAAAAGTTGATTGGCCCCGTTGATGTTGTGCGCGACGAGGACGGGTATTGGTATCACCCGGGCATCCCAGAATTCGACGAAGACCACGAAGCCTACAAAGCGTGGCTCGATGGCCAGAGTCTCAAAGTGGTCGGCTGGCACATGGAGTCGGACTTAGAAGCCCATCCCTATTGGGATGATGACGCCTGTCACTGCCTCGGATGGCGGCCCGAAACGCCGCCGGCGTATGACTGGTTTCTACTCGGTATTTTCGACACCGAAGACGGCCCATATGTGCAGTGGGCTCGGCGCGAGGTGACGCCATGATCATCGATGACGTGATGACCGACAAAATCACCCTGCACGGCCTCGGCTTTGTGCAGGTCCAGCTCCAGGGCAATCAGCGGCTGCACGTCTGGCACCCGGAGTTGCCGCGCCGCGCCTGCTTCGAACACTCTGCGATTCACGACCACCGCTTCAACTTCACTTCCAGGGTGATCGTCGGCACGCAGTTCAACCATGCGTTCGAAATCGTCTGTCATGACGCGGGTGAGTTTGTGCTGTACCTGCACGAAGGTGCTCGTACTGCCGGCGGCGGCCGACCGTGGACCCCGGACGGACGTGCCGACCTGGTGCCAAGCGGAACCTACGGCATCACCGCAGGCAACGACTACAACACCCAGGCTTACGAATACCACCGTACTGAGCCAGGTGGTGACGGCCGGGTGGCCACGATCATGGCCAAGCGCGGCGAGTACCCTGCCGGCGCGCACTCAACCTGCCGGTTCGGCATCGAACCTGACACGGACTTCGACCGCTTTCAGTGGTCGCCAGCCAGGCTCTGGGAAGTCGTCGCCGACGTGATGCTCGGCCAGAAGGTGACGCCATGATCCTCCCCGCCATCGCCTACATGGCCTGGCTCATCTACTCGGGGCCCGGGCCATGACCGACAATGAACTGTTGCAGCTTTCAGCCAAGGCCATGGGCTTCGAGCTGGAGTATCGGCGCGGCAGCGATGCCTTCTACTACGACGATCCAGACTCCGGCCGGGAGCAATGGTACCCGATCGGTGATGACGGTCAGGCCGTGCGCCTGGCGGTAGTCCTGCAGCTCAGTATCATCTGGTTCACCAGCATGCACTACGTATCCGTGGACCGCCGAGGCTTCGGCGAGAACATCGGCTGGGTCGATGACGCGAGCCGGGGCGGCGCACTCCGCCGAGCAATCACCGTCGTTGCAGCGCAAATCGGCAGCACCCTTCCCTAACCCCTCTTCCACCTACCAGCCTGCCGGTGTACGGCGGGCGAGGAATCGCTATGTCCGATTTTCAAACCGAATCCACGCCCACCGCACGAAAGGAACACAAGTGCTGCGAGTGCTACGGCGTCGTTCAGCCTGGTCAACAGTACAGCCTTGTCACGGGCTGCTGGGACGGCGACATGGATACCTTCAAAACCTGTATGCCCTGCGTTGAGGCTCGCACTTGGGCCACCGCTCAGCCTGAATGGGGCGGCGACGGAGAGCACCTCTATTACTTCGGGCGGCTCGACGAGGACCTGGCCGACCTTGCGCCAGAGATCAGGTCTGAGGACGGCCGGAGATTCCACGCGTACCGGCTGCAGGTGCTCATGAACAGGCGCCGTGAAGCTGGCCGGTCGATCCGAGCCGCAGCATAAATCATTCACCACCTTCTGCCGCCACGCGCGGCATGGAGCACTCATGAGCAAAGTTACCCTGGACGAATGGGCGGCGGCCGAGTTCAAGACGCCACCCAGCCCCAACACCCTGCGCAAATGGGCGAGGGAAGGCCGGATCGCTCCGGTACCGGTTAAGCACGGGCGCAACTACTATGTAGAAGCCGACGCCCACTACCAAGAACCTGACCAGCAGCCAGTCCGGATCGTCGGTGGCAGCCTGATCAGCAGAATAGAGAGAGCACGCAATGGCGCCCAGGCCGCGTAATACCGGGTCGAAGGATCTTCCGCCCAATCTCTACCGCAAGACCGACGCCCGAAACGGTGTCACCTATTACACGTACCGCGATCCGATCAGCGGTCGCGTGTTCGGCCTGGGCAAAGACAAGGAGGCGGCCATTCGTGAGGCCGTCGCCGCGAACCACGCTGACGCCATAAAGCCGACCCTCACCGAAAGGATCAGCACCCCGGCGCCAGCGCCTGGCAAGCTGTTCTCCGAATGGCTGGATGAATACCGCGAGCTCTTCGCCGAGCGCAAGCTGTCCGCCAGCAGCAACAAAAACGTGGGCATGCGGATAAATCGATTGGCTGCTTTGTTCGGATCGAAGGGGATAAAGGACATTACGACGATGGATGTGGCCGATTACCTCACAGGCATGGCCAAAGAGGGAAAAGCGCAGATGGCCAGGGCGATGCGCTCGCTTTTGCGAGACGTGTTCGCCGAGGCTCAGGCGCGGGGGTGGGCAGACACCAACCCGGTCGAGGTGACCAAGGCGGCGCGGGTGAACATCAAGCGCGAGCGGCTGACGTTGGAACTGTGGAAGGCAATCTATGAGGAAGCCACGAAGCCTTGGCTTCGCAGGGCAATGGAGCTGGCGGTACTCACCGGCCAGCGCCGTGACGATATCGCCTCGATGCTGTTCAAGGATGTGCACGACGGATTCCTGCACGTCGTGCAGTCCAAGACCGGCGCGAGGATCCGTATCAGCACCGGCATCCGCCTGGAATCGGTCGGGCTGGACCTTGCCACGGTGGTCAAGCAATGCCGCGATCGCGTTCTGTCACAACACCTGGTGCATCATGATCAGGCGCCCGGGCGGGCTAAGGCTGGTCAGCCGGTAGTGCTGGACACCCTCAGCTCGGCATTTGCCGAAGCGCGGGACAAAGCTGGACTGAAGCTGGGGATAACTTTTGGGCGGCAGCCGCCGACCTTCCACGAACAGCGCTCGTTGGCAGCACGGCTTCACGAGCTTGAAGGGCGCGACGCGCAGAAACTGCTCGGTCACCGTTCGGCCACAATGACCGACCTGTACCGCGACAGTCGAGGCGCAGAGTGGATCGACGTGGCATAATTGACGGCTGAATTTTTGGGAGATATTGGGGAAGTTTTGGGGAAGAATTTATGCCCAATGAAATCAAGCACTTAGAGATTTACGGCATCAAAGCCTG